TGTACAAAATTAGCAACCAGAAATGGAACCATCTCATCGTCGCGATACTTGCGCGCAAGACGGTGGAATAAAAATTTGTCACGGCGTTTTTGAAATGCATCGACTGAGATCCTTGTCTTGCCATCGTAATGAAAGAAGTTATAACTCTCGGAAGTAAAATGTAACTTGATGGCTTGATATAATCCGTAGAGATCATATCCGTTCAACGTGTTACTCCTCTTCGAATTTTATCCATGTATTGCTGCATCTGTTCTAATGTTTCTTCATCTAGTTCAGTTGTTTTTTCTTGCTTTGCGTTTTCTTCTACAACTGCCTTCACCAAATCAGATGCGCTTTTAGTCATTGTAAAAGCAGCAGGAAGAATCAACCACCACATGCTAGACTTCGTCACATAAATCATGACGCCTGTGAATGTCCACGAAAAGATATTCCAGATTAGTAACTGCCAACTCATATGGGCAACCTTCCGCTTCTTGGGAGATAACGCAGTTGTTCAGCCTCAGATTCGATTAGACTCTTCAAAGACTCATTGATGAGTGTAGCGGCAACTTCAATCTCAAGGTTATTACGTTCGCAATAAGTTGTAATTGCATCCATGTGGTCTATCTTCTCATTGATTGCCATTTGCATGATCATCATTGAAAAGTTATTCTTTTCTTCTCTGTTTGCCATATTAGATCTCATATTCACTCAAGGAATTGTTCAACTGCTGAGTAACACGAACAAACGTTGTACGCTTACTCAACTCTTTCAATTCACTTGCTCCAATATAAGTACACGCTGAACGCAGACCACCAAGAATATCTTGCATAGTTCTGCCCACTTCACCACGATATGGAATCTCAACGGTCTTGCCTTCAGAGGCGCGATAGTTTGCCACACCACCATTATGTAAATCCATGGCTGTATCAGAACTCATACCATAAAATTGATTGTCACCAAACGGAGATGCTCCACCTTCTTTGTGTCCAGCAAGCATTCCGCCAAGCATAACAAAGTCGGCTCCTGCAGCAAATGCTTTCACAATGTCTCCAGGAACGGTACACCCTCCGTCCGCTATAATATGACCCTTGAGACCATGTGCAGCATCAGCACACTCTATAACCGCACTCAACTGAGGATAGCCGACGCCTGTCTTTTTGCGTGTAGTGCAAACAGAGCCAGGACCAATACCAACTTTCACGATGTCAACACCTGCGAGAATTAGTTCTTCTGTCATCTCTGGTGTGACAACATTACCTGCCATCAATATCACATCAGGATACCACTCACGAAATTCTATGATAAAATCAACAAACGATTGAGTATAACCATTGGCAACATCAATACAAACTTTTATAGATGGATTTTTGACATTGCTATAGACAAATGCAAATTTATCGCGATCATCATTTGAGATTCCCAGAGAATAAATGCTGCTGCTCATTTTTTTCGAGAAATGTTCAACTAATTGTTCGGCTGTGTAGTGTTTGGTAACTGCAACCATACACTTATGCTTATTGAACTCATCATCCATCTCAAGAGTGCCAACTCCATCCATGTTTGCTGCAATAATCGGAACACCTTTCCAACTATTACCACTTCTAAAAGTAAATGTTCTTTCGAGATTTACTTGGCTTCTTGATGATAATGTAGAACGCTTCGGAGTAATCAGGACATCTTTATAGTCCAGTTTCACATCTTCAATGATTCTCATAGAACCTCAATGATAAAATATATGATTGCCAATTTTGCGAATCAATCTCTTTTGCTCAGCCCATGCTGGATCAACGTATGTCGCATGGAAAAACTTTGCAGTTCCAATTATACCGTAATGGTGTTTGGAAATCAATATATTCTCAGCAATCTTGATAGAGTCTTTCCAGGCTTCGCTGTTTCTGTAAACTTTTTTCTTGCCTTCGCAGACCCAAGAAAACTGACAAGTGCCTTTGGTGCGTTGATGCACAACACCGCAAACAGTACGAGGATATTGTTTACTCTTGACGCGATTCATGGTGACTTCAGCAACAGCAATCTTGCCAGCGCGAGGCTCACCACCTGCTTCGAAATAGATGTTGCGCGCAAGGCACTCAACTTCTTTCAAGACTAATTGCTTCTTTTCATAAGAAAGATTTAGAAACTCAACTTTGTGATTTAGAGTTTCGAGTTCTGATTGTAACAGCATATTTGCTGTTTGCTGCGCATCTAGTTTATCTTGCACCCTGTTGACCATACTAAATGGTACATATAGCGTGAAGAATAACAATGCAAACAGCCCACCCCATCTACAGAACAAATCGTGATTGCGATCAAAATATTTTTCTACATTACAAAGTATATCTACTGCATTCATGTTTAGGTCTCCATTATTGCAGTGGAAAGAAAAGGTTGGTGGTTCGCACCACCAACCCAGACCTTTCTGTTACCAAGCGGTCAACTCTGGTATTCTTATACTGCAATTAAGCAGCAAGAGCCATGTCGTAAACATCATCGTTTGCGTTTACTAGTTTTGCGCTGATTAAGTCAGTCGCCTCACTGGTTGCTGTCAGGTTATTACTTGCCCTGTCGAAGCCATTTCTTCCCCATAGTGGTGGAGAAGGTGGGAGTCGAACCCACGTCCAGAACACCTTTAGTTGTCAGTTTACAACCATTAGATATTATTTATTGAATTAGATCGTGCAACCACCAACTTCACGACTGCATGGGCAGAGTTCGCCAGTTTGCAATGCATCTAGAACGCGAAGAGTTTCTTCAGGGCTACGACCAACGTTTAGATTGTTGACCGTGACGTGCTGAATGACATTCTCTGGATCAACGATGAACGTTGCGCGAAGAGCAGCACCTGCTGGACGGAAGAAAATGCCAAGATGCTCAACAAGACTCTCATTCTCGCGATAGTAATCGTCACCACGAGCAGTATCAGCAAAGAACCAGCAAGTAGTGTTCTTGAGATCTTCGTGAGCATTCTTCCAAGCAATCTTACAGAACTCATTGTCTGTAGAACCAACAAGAAGAACTGCACCACGCTGTTCGAACTCACCATTTAGTTTATCGTAACCAACAATCTCAGTTGGGCAGACGAAGGTGAAGTCCTTTGGATAGTATACGATGACCTTCCACTTACCTTCAAAACTTTTCTCAGTAAGAGGCTCGAAGGCATTTTCATGAGAGAGAGCACCTGGACGAACACCAGTAATTTTGAAACTTTCTAACTTATCACCAACAGTTTTCATTTGTATAACTCCTTAACAAGTCCACATAGTGATTATATATGCAAGTCAATTAAATGTCAATCTTTTTCCAAAAGGCATCAATGTATTTTTGCAACTCTTGGCGATAATGAGTAATCTCGTCACCCTTAATGATTAGAGTCTGGCAAAAGTTAGCAGTGTCTACACCAATTAGAATCACAACCTGTTCAATGTTGAGATTCGTCATTTCATTAAACATTGTCGCATAGGCTGCACCTTGCATAAAGTATCCGCCGATGTTTTCCTTTTTCTTGAGGCGGACGGAAGTCTTGAAGTCAATGACAGACAAGACACCCTTGTACTCAGCGATACAGTCCACGGTGCCAGCAAGTTTAAGATTGTGCGAGTATAACTTATCTTCGAGGCAGTGAATGTTATTGACCTTCTCATCTAACTCTTGCTTCATTCGCACAAAAAGCGATTTGACGTTTGGCATCATGTTGAGTTCAGAGGTATCTTCGTTATTCAGATACGTCTCCAATGCCTTGTGGACGCCTGTGCCGCGAGTCGTTGCCTTACGCGAGATCTCGTTTGCCTTCTCGTCACCAACCTTCTTGCGCCACTCAAGAATTGCTTCTTTGCCGTGATCAGCAATCACCGTAGTCACCGAGGGATAACGCTGACCATTCGGTGCAACGTACATTCGAGACCCCAACACATTCTCAGTCAAGAGTTGGGGGAAGTCATGATGTATATGATTAAACACTTTGTTCTTTTTCGTATTTCTCAACGGCGATCAAGAAGTCCTTGACCAAACTTGAGCGAACGATATCCTCTGTAGTGAATTCAATATTTGTAAACGACTGCATCATTTTTGCAATTTCGTGGAACTTCTTGAGCCCAGACTTGTCTTTGTTATTGCGATACAAGTCTGTCTGTTTGTAGTCACCACAAAAAATAATCTTAGAACGATAACCTACTCGAGTCATTATAGTTAATAACTCTTCCCAAGTCAAGTTCTGGCATTCGTCTACAATAATAACAGCGTCATCGAAACTCATACCACGAATGAAACTTGTAGAGATAAATTCGATACGACCACATTCTTTCATTGCATCATAAGCATCACGACGACCGAATAGCGTATGACAAATTTGCATGTAAGGCTGTTCGTAGAGACTCATCTTTTCTTCAACAGATCCTGGTGTGAAACCAAGATCTCGAGACTGAACAGCAGAGCGAACAATGACTACACGATGAAAGGATGATGTTTTATCTAAGACTTCTTCAATTGCTTTATATGTTGCAATGAACGTCTTACCAGTACCTGCTGAACCACAGAGCATTGTAAAGTAATCACCACGAGCATAAGCCTCGAAGAACTTTGCTTGGTTAGGTGTGAGTGGTTCAAACTTTTTTAATTCCGCTGCTTTGATTCGCGGAGGCTTTTTCTCAATTTGTTCACTGAAAATAATCTCAGTGTTTCCATTTTTTTTCTTTGACACGTTATATCCTTATTGTTGCCATACCTTGTGTTTCTTAAGAACAGCGTCAGTTTTAACTCGCTTCGTATCTTTTCTGAGAACTTTGTCAGCAAGAGGGCTGCGAGGATTCTGTTCAGCAATCTTGTGCATTACTTCTTTCCAAGTGTTGTCTGTTTTCTTTCCAGACATGTCACCTGTGCCGCTGTAACTGAACAACGGCGCGTCACTGTAATATCTTTCGAGGTGTGGATTGTTTGCCTTGAATGCGTCATAGGCAGAGATAGACATACTATGCTCTTCAATCTTCTTAGTCTTTTTATTCACGAACTCATAAGTCGGCATAATTAATACTTCCTAAAGTATCCATGGTTTGCCAGATAGGCAACAAATCTTACGCTAGGATATTCCTTTTTTAATGATAAGAAAACATCCAGATTTCTAACGTCATCGTCAAACAATGATACAGACTTAAATTTACCAGTGTCTAGATATTGTTTGATGTAAATTCTTTTTGCTTCAGCAGCAGGGAGACCCAAGTTTCCTGCGCGATGAACATGAACGTTTCTCATGTTCAGTCCATACTTCTCAAATGTATTTAGAAAGGTGTGTGGGTCATCAAAGTCAGAGCGTGCAGTGAGAACTATAACCTTCGAGTTTGGCATATTTGAATATGCGCGCAGCGTTTTTGCTGCCTTATCTATTGCTCTCTGAATAGGAATAGATGTACGATTGAATAGTTTAGCATCTTTAAATTCGGTAAAGTCGTAAGACTCACCCTTTCTCAACTTGTATGTATTGTACTCTTTATTGCTCAGAGACTTCACACGCTTGCCATCTTTGATGATGTGCACTTGTGCCTTCGTGACGAATAGCGTTTCGTCAATGTCCCAGACAGAAAGATTGCCCAGTTGATTTGGTTTGAATGCTGAAAACTTTTGCATTCATTTATTTATACCACTCTGGAATCTCTCGATTCTTCCATGTGGCAAAACGAGTCTTGTACATCTTGTAGTAATTACGATACGCTGAAATAGAATCACCAGGAATCTTTGCATCTGTAGGCATGGCTTGCGGAGGCTCGGTGAACAAACCATTACGAGTAATGTTATCAGGAGCGAAACTCAGTTTTTGAATCACCAAACTGGTTTTATGCTGCTTGTCTTTCTCACCACCATAGCGATGACGATACTCCTGGCACAGTTCGCTGGCTAGATTCCAGAGCCATTGGTAATGCGAAAATTCTTCACGAACCCATACTCCGCTGGGATGATTCACATGCGAGGCTTTGTAAAGAATCGGCTCGCGATGATCATCCAACTTCCATCGCTTAATTCTTCGACCGTTGTTAGTTAGATCTAGATACTGTCTGCCGTCTAGAATTCGATGCGCAGTCGAAAGCAATTGCGCATACTCAATGATCATCTTGACAACGTGCTTGTCGCAATGATACTGTGCGCAGGTTTTAGGATCAAAGTGCAGGTAGAAGATGTTCATGTACAACCTCTAGAGTTCTGTCTTTCTCATCCCAGTATTCTTCAATCGCAGATCTAGCGAAGTCTACATTAATGTAGTTTCCTAGTATCAATTCTTCTGTCGCATTGATAGGAATCTTTGCTCCCCAGAGTTGAGTGTGTGCTAGATTGTATACATGACCGACCACAAGACCATTGTGTGTCTTGTAGTAATACCATGAGTTTGCTGCTGCGTCTTTCCATTTACGTGTCATTACGATGCCAACTCCTCGAAGGTATCTACTTGATATTTACCAAATCGTTCTTTGGTAATTTTTGTCAACTCACCATCTTTGCTTGAGAAGTAGAATTTAAGATTTCCGCTACTCTGAACCAATGACGCCCACACTTTGTATGGGATTTTAAACATGAGTGGTTTGTGAACACCTCTGTTCCAATCATTGAAATTGATGTAGATTCGCAGAGTTCCACGTTTGTTATCTAGACCACCAACATCTGCCCAGTTACGTTCCGCAGAATATTTTGAATTGCTATTGTGCATTTTATTGCGTGACGTTGCATACTTTGCATCAGATCCGTCAGCAAAATCCTCACCCTTCTTATTTGAATGCTTCAGTTTTCCTGTGCGCTCTAGAGCAATTTCTAGTAGACGATTGATAGACAATGCGCCATCAAACGCCATTCTCTTTGCAGTTTTTACACTCACTCCTTTGTATCCACAATACTTCCAGAGGAACTCGATTGCTTTCTCTTCGCAACGAGCAAGTTCAGGTGTGTGATTTGTAGCCATGCATTTTACTCATGAAAAAACTGGGGGGACCGAAGTCCCCCCAGTTCAGATGAGTCTTACTCAGCGTAAGACTCAGACAAACCGAACTCAGCCTTCAACGAGGCGAGTTCGGCGTCGCTGTCGATCTCCTGGACTTCAAGATTCGGGA